CTCGACAACTGTCGTGTCGCGCATTATTAGGCGCTGTACGACCGTATCTCTGCGTAGGCGTATGACAATGCCACTGCCTGAATTTTGAACGCTTAGAACGCTTGTTTTTGTACTGTCCCTTAGCATAAACCTGCGGACCACTCCCGCGCTGTCGCACAGGTCAGGGAGCGTCAATTCGGTCAAGCTGCCAGCGGTCACGACCTGCCGGTCAGTGTGAACGATAGCACTGGTGCGGATCACCTCCGCAGGCTTGCGGCAGCATCCCAGCAGCAGGCTAAATATGAGCGTACTCAGCAATCGCATCGAAACTGGGACAGGCTTTTGCGACCTTTGGGAAGTCCCTATGGCCTTGAATTTTGGCGGTAGGGTACTTAGCCCGCCACTCGTGTAGGACCTGACTGAGTGCGTCTTTTTGCCCCTGTGTGCGATTGTCGAAGGCACTGCCCCTGCTGTCCACGCCACCGATGTAGCTGACGTGCAGGCTGACGCTGTTGAAGCCTGCAACGCCATTGCAGACTGCTTCATCAGGTGCCAGCGTCACGACTTCGCCATTTGCTTTCACGACCTTGTGGTAGCCGTTGGCCTTCCAGCCAAGGTGCGTCCGCCAGTAGTTTTGTATGCTCTCAATCTTCGTGGACTGCGGTGTGGCTGTGCAGTGGACCACCAAGTACTTAATGTTTCTCATTACTTTATCGTGGGCTTGTGGTTGCAAATTTAGCTTCTACGAAGCGATGGTCGCTCTCACCTTTATACACCCGCTTTAATTCCAAATTTAGCCAATACCCGCCCATCGGCTTCGGACCTCTGCCTCGCTCAACGTGGTAGCCACCTTGGCCGCCTTGGTACTCCTCCTTGTAGGTACTGGTGCGCACCTGATGCACAAGTCGCTGGTTGATGCTGTAGTGTTTACGGTCCAAATACGTCACCATATTGACGTGGTGATATAGCTCGTGAACGTGGCCCTGCCAAGTGCAGTCGTAGCCCTCGCTCATCGCCAGCAGCCGCTGGTCCTGAATGACGCCCTTTGTAACTGGACCGCCACCGCCTGAGCCGTGGTAATACTTTATCGCCCAGCGCGTTTGATTTTGATGCTGGTTGCTGATTGAAAGGCCAAACAATATCGCACCGCCATAGCCACCACGCTCAATCTGCACTTTGTACTCGTGATTCATTATCGTTGTAAACATCTGCAGTGCGTCAAACTCCATGTGCTTAATAACGCTGGTTTCGTGATTGCCATACCCTATCAGCAGCAGGTTGCTGGCGTAGGGTTGCCACCACTCGACCGCATCGTTTACGACAGCTTGCAGGTAGTTGCCTTTGTTATGCTCAGGCCGAATATCGTCTTTGCTCCTGCGCGGATCGCCCTTGCCTTGCATCAGGCAGAAGAAGTCACCGTTGACGATGATGCGTGCATTGCGCTCAACCGCTTCGTCAAGGTGCTTTTTCAACAGCCTTCGGTCGCAGTGCGGGTTGTCCCAATGAATGTCAGAAATCAACAAAAACTCCGCTTTCTGGCCAATCAAGTCCACCGTGTGGACGTTGGCGCCGTGGCGTTTTATTTGCATTTTTTATGGCTCTTTTTTCTCGCTCTTCAGCATCTTCAGGATGCGCACCTCCAGCACCTCTGTAATCTTCACACCGCTGAAGCCGACGATGAACGCAAGGCCGTATTCGACGTTCGGCGCTTCAATGTTCAGCACGCCAATCAGCACAGGCGCGATGTAGGTAGCGGACAGCGTGCCTGATAGCACCGCAATCAGCTGCATACGCCAGTTCTTCTGCCTCGGCAGCAGAAGGAGTGAGCCGAGAAAGCCAGCAATGGTCAGGCCAAGGTTGATGCCGATTGATTTCAGGAAGTCCATAGTGTTAATCTTCGTTTAGTGTGTTGTTCAAGTCGTTGCGCTCGGTGTAGTCCTTTGTGTACTGCTCATCCCAGCCAAGAAAGGTATGCACCCCGATTGGCTCAGGCCATACGGTGTAGTTCAGGTAGGCTGCATCAGGCTCGCCATTCCACAGGATGTCAACACAGTAGTAGCCGTCAACGTCACCCAGCACAACAGCGTTGCCGTCGGGTGTTGGCAGTGCTTCGTAGTCGGCCTGCAGTTGGAATGCGTATTTGCGGAAGGTGGGCATTGTTAGCTTGTTAGGGTTGCGAGTTGGTCGTTGCTCAGGCGTGTGGTGTATAGTGCAGCTGCACGGATGCGGTCGGTGAGGAAATTCGTTGAGGCACTCGTTTCAATCTTGCCTAAAAAAACAGAAGTGCAGGCAGGCACTCCACCGCTACTATCAGTGCCAATTTGTGTGCCGTTAACGTAAAAAGCGAAGTCGCCACTCGCATAAGTCAATGCACACTTGTAAACACCATTGACTTGGCCTGACGCCGTGCTGATATTAGCGACATCGGCACTTGCCGTTGTCACTATTGCCTGCAATGTGCGATTTGCGCCTACCTGTATCATAATGCGCTCGTTGCTCGTTCCGTTTGAACAGGTTAATATACGTCCACTTGCTATCCAGTTTCTTAAATCCACCTCCGCATAAATCGTCCCCTCGGTCTGCCCAATCAGCCCACTCACGACTGACCCCGATGCGGTGATTTCGTCTGCGTTGCGGCTTGCAGAGCCTGTGGTTGTCGGGATGTAGGTGGTGGCGATGCTGCTGGCTTCGAGTTGTGGCAATGCCGTAAGAAAGCCCTGCCCTGTTGAAAGTGCAGCAGGTAATAACATTAAATACGCTACAGGTGTGCCGCCCGTAATAGTTGCGCCTGTCGTCAGACGCACACTCACCCTATACCAACCATTGCCGTAATTTTCAACGCTACCTGTGCAATTTGTTGAAGTGCCAAGCGTCACGCCCGATGCAGCGGATAGCACAATGTTTTGCCTCCAACTTGTACCCCCCCATTGACCTGCAGTATTCGGCTCTAAACTCGTTGTGAAGTCAACGCCGTTGTACTTAAAAAAGCGGCTAATTACATAAGTTGTGGATGCTGACAATGCGCTTGTACTGCAATTTTGACTTGCATATCGTATAGTGCCGCTTGCCTCGTTTTTTGTGACCAACGTGCCGCTGATTGCGGATGCAGGACTATCGGTCACACCGCTCGTTTGAACGCCTGTAAATGAATTAAAAGTCGTTCCACTCGGCACCAAGTTCGTCGCACTCGGCTCAACCAAAAGCGCAGGGCAGCCAGTCGCAGGCAGGTCTTGCGCAGCAGGCGTAGCATACCAATCCAACCGCGGCACTCCGCTCGCCACGCTCTCAATCAGCCCGCTGCTGTTCACCCGCGTCGCTGTCGTCGCCCGCGTCACATTGAAAAACTCAGGACTCGGTATGTCCACCGACAGCTTGCCCGAGCCATAAATCTGCGGCACAATCAACAGCGATGGCGTTGCGCTGACCTGCTTGTCGTACAAGTCCTTCCCCCGCGTAAACAAGCAGCTCCCCTGCCCAGCGTTGCCATCCTCAATGGTCAGCGGTGGCACGTTGTCGTTGACCGCGTCTTGCCACAGCAGTCCATAGGCACCACCGCCTCCGCCTGCGCCTTGCTTGCCTGCCACAAAGGGCAGTGCATATCCACGCCCTAAAGCCATTAGATAGCCGTTGTAAGGTTTTCCCGCTGCATCGTAATGCCAAGCACCGAACCTGCCGACAGCGTCACCGCTGCAATCGTGCGCCCTGCGTTCGCTGATATTATCATGCCAGCCTGAACGCTCACCCCGCTCAGGTTGTGGCCGCCACTGCTCGCAGCGCTCAGCATGTTCTGCCCGCTGCTGTCGGTCAGCGTCGTGAAGGTTGCCGCCACGTTGACCACAAGCACCTCAAAGGTCTTGCCAGTAACGCCTGCAGCGCTTGTCACCATTTCCATCGTCTGACCGCGCCCGATAATCGCGTCAAGTTGTTGTCCTACATTCATTGTAATTCAGTTTAGTTGTAAATATCGTTTTGCCCAATTTTATGCAATTCTAAAAACGTATTTTAAGTCGTCGGTATTTGACACACGTTGCGGCTGTACGGAAGCTCCAGCACGACCGTTGCCTGCCATCCTGCGACCTTGTCGTCCCTTGCCTCCACGAAGCGCGTAGCATTCACGCTGCCGATAATCGTGTAGTCCTTCGCAGGATCGTCCGTGAAGTCCGCAACAAAGTCCTGCATAATGCGAAGCGTGTCGCTCAGCACCTCGTCCTCGTTGTCGGTCCACCTGTACACCAAGCTGCCGCTGACGTTGGCATCCAAGCCCCGCAGGTCTGCAACTCGATCCATGACCAGTACGCTGACAGTCAGGTTGGTCGCGCCCATCGGCATCGCTGCGCTCTGCGCGTCAACGAAAAGCAGCGGGTACACCACCCTATCGCGGTCGCTGGTTCGCAGGTTCAGGACGTTGTCCGTTCCTATCGATAGCGGATCGCCGAAGCCCACCGCGTTCAGTTGCAGGTGCGACTCCGCGAAAGCTATCAGGTCGTTTTTCACCGTTACCCAGCTGCTCATAGTATTGCTTTAATTTATTGATGTTCTTGCTGTGTGCCATTAAAAGTAGTTTCGCCTATTCTCAGGGTAGTCCAGCGGATCGCGATACCTGCCCCTGCGCCCCAGCACCATCCCTGTTTGGTAGCTGCTGTTGGCAGGGTAGATCGTGTCAATCGCAACTGGAGGATTGTCGAATAGCGGGAACAGCGTGTGGTTCTCTTG